TTAAGAATGAAGCGGCTACCAAAGGGGATGCGCTAATAGCAGACTCATCCATGTAAATGTATTGCCATTGAGATGTACCTAAAGCACTGCTAGAGGCATTGCTACCACCACTTCCTAACACAAATGTTAACTGGCTATCCCAATAAAAAGTTTCAGGAGCAGAGCCATTGTCTACTTCATATGCCCCCGCTCCAATTAATATTTGACTTGTTGATGACCAAGTAAAATTTGATCTGTTAACATATCCACGATTGCGAATGGTTCCCCACTGTGTAGAGGTAGCACCACTGTTAACTTGCAAATACTTACCGCCATTACCTGATACATCAGGAATGATAGGAGCATCACTGTTTGATGGAAATGAGTTTTGTAGTACAGATTTAATCAGGCGAAGATGATCATCTCCCTGTGATATAGCATCAGTCCCCGGAGGGTTAGTGCTAACTAAATCTTTTACATACGTTCCTGATTCTAAAGCCATACTATACTCCTGCTGATAGTGCTTTTATTTCTGCTTCTGTTAATCCAATAGCCTCAAGTTTAGCAACAGCACTAGCCTTGTCTGCTTCTTCTTGAACTTGTTCTGGTGTTTTTTCTGGCTCTGGCTCTGGTGGTCTTGCAACAAAAGCATTATTAGCATAAACACCACCAATATAAGCGTTTGCATCTGCTTCGATTAAAAGGCCGTCTGCGTCGTATTTACTAATGCCATCCCACTCAATTATGTTGTCTACAACTCCACTGTTTACAATTGCGTATTTCATTATTTAAATTCCTGTATATAAACGACTCCCGGTGCGCCTGCGCCACCGCCTGTATCTCCGCTACTGGATGCTGATCCACCAGTCCCATACGTTGTTGCGGCGCTTGGAGTTCCTGCTTGAGCGTAACTATCTGATCCTCCCCAATACGATGAGCCTCCTTGACCTCCAACAGCGGTACTTATTCTATTCAGCCCATCACCACCAGTAAGGTTTAAATCACCGTTTGTGGCAGTTCCTCCTGCCCCACCGGGATAAGTTGATCCGGGACCGTTAGTCCCTGCATTTCCTGTAATTGTGTTTGTTCCGTCAGCCCAACTACTTGAACCAGTTGCTGCCCCTACTGTAATTGTTGAACTTGAAATACTTGAAACGTCTAAAAATTTTATAGCAGTTCCTCCTGCTCCTGCGCCTGATCCTGCTGTCCAACCATCACCTGTAGAGGTTCCTCCATTACCGCCACCACCTGTCACATAACATATAACCTTAGTAATTCCAGACGGCCTTGTCCACGTTCCTGAACTGGTAAAAGTTTGTACCGATGAAAGACCGCTAGGTTCTGCAAAACCACTAGTAGTGCCGTTGTTTGTTAGCGTAACACCACTAGGAATGTTAAACGTATCGCCCGACGTTCCAAGAGTTACGGTTCCCGAAGCGGTGCGGGGAGAAAGTTTGTTTGCTTTAACTTCACTCATTTATTTGTACTCCGTAACAATAACAATTCCTGAAGCGCCTGTAGCCCCATTTGCATCTAGGACACCATCCGCGCCCCATCCACCGGCTCCGTAAACTGTAACAGTGTCAGAGCCTGTGTTCGTTACGTCTGAAGAGCCAAAATAACTTGCGCCTCCTATACCTCCGACATTTGCATTTATTTTTTCAGCGCCCCTAGTTCCTTTTACATTTATATCCCCACCTGTTGCGGTTGCTGTATCTGACCAACCGCCTCCTGTGTTTCCTCCTTTTCCTGCTCCGCCACCGTTTGCTGTGACAGTACTAAAAACAGAGGCTCCACCCGCTGCCTGACTTCCCCCACCTGATCCAATTGTGACGGATACAGAAGAAACAGAACTAACATCAAAAAGTTTTCTAGCGTAAGCACCACCACCCCCACCACCGCCTGCTGTATTAACTGATGAGGTCGAAGAGCCACCACCGCCGCCTCCGCCTATAACCTCCACCATCGCAAGTCGAATCCCAGACGGCTTCGTCCAAGTTCCGCTTGAAGTAAAAGTTTGTACTGATGCAAGACCTCCACTATTGAACCCATCAATAGTAACCTCACTGCCAGTCGCAGGAGAGATGCGATCTACTTTAAGTTGTGATGTCATAGAAGTTCTTCCAGTAATGCTGTCTCTTCTGGAGTCAATGTGGTCGCTAGTTTGGTGATCATAGATTGTCGTAGTTCAACTCTTGCTTGCTCATCAGCCAGTGCTTGATCAACTGCTACCTGTATTGCAGCATCCGATGGTTGTGGTTGTGATGATGTCCAGTAAAGGGTTCCGTTTAATGTATAGTAGTCAAAACTATCTGAGTCAGTATCATACCTTTCTATAAAACCTAATTTTTTTAATCCTCTGTAGTAATCCATTAGTCGGAATTCCCCACATAAATAATTGAACCTACCAAACCACTAATCCTTATAAGCCCTGTTTTTGATTTAGCATAATAAAAGAACTGAACCTCATCTCCTTCATTCAATAATCCTGCCCAAGTATCATTACCTGTAGCATGATAAATGTAAGATGTGTTGTTGGAGTCCGTTCTCAAGCCGAAGTTGGAAGGGGCGTAAATGGTGTTTTGCGACCTTACGTCTATACCGTTCACATAAGCGTTCGACCAAATTTTTTCTACAGGAGTGCTTGATCCATTTGTTCTTGCAGATACCGCAGCATAAATTAAATACACTCCAGATTTTAAAATCTTTATAAGACTAAATTCAGGTCTTCCGTTATCAACAATTTCAATTCCAATCGGAGGTTGGCTTACAACATAATTCGCACCATAAGAACTTGTCCCATTTGCTTCCGCTATAGGCATAAAACCAGTGCTTGCTTGAAGGTCACCATCTGGCAAAGAGCAAGCAATAGAATAAGCCGCAGTATACTCTGGCTCAGACCATCCAACTGGAACGGCACCATCAGCCAACAGAACTTTGCCTCCTGATATCCCTAATGTTAAATCTGTCTCACCGTATACTGGCTCAATCTCACATACCTGCATCTTGCTCATACAACCACCAATGTACCAGTAACAATAACTGTACCTGTCATGGTTACCGGCCCTGCAAGAACTGCTGATTCGATGGTATGATCTCCCTCAATAGTTTCTTGATGCGTAAAGAATCCATCTTTTGCGGCTTCTTGACCTATATATTGAGTTCCGTTTACTACTTCAGTCATAAATCCTCCTAAGTGGAAATACTATCTACATACGAAACCCAAACATCTAATGAAGATGCTGTATTAGATTTTATATGGAGAACATCTGTATTCTGCATTATAATTTTTGCACCACCCTGTATTAGTTCTACAGAAGACTTTGGTGGAATTGTTAAGTTCTTACAGATATGGTAATCAGTACCAGACCCTGTTTTATCAATGTAACAGTCGCAAGTTACAACAGATGTAAGAATGTTAGTTATTCTAATTCCTATAACAGCGTCATCAGAGTCGCTTGTAATAAGCGTTGTTTCTCCTGTACCTACTGCTGTCGCCCCCGCTCTTTCAAAATCTTGTGCCATTATGCGCTCCTATAAAGCAATAGCCATAGCGACTGCAAAACCCGGACTTGCCGCAGATACGGTTCCCCAAGAAGAATCAGTGCCATCTGTTGTTAAATATTTTCCTGATTGTCCTGACATATCAGGAACAATAGCCGTAGTAGAAGTAGATGGAAAACTATTCTTAAGAACAGTCTTTACCATTCTTAAATGATCGTCACCTTCACCTACAGGATCGCCGTCTACAGGATTTGTATTTACTAATTGTGTTACCCAATTTGCTGTTTCTAATGCCATTATGTACTTGCCGCCGTTAAAGTTACGGTAACTTCAAGCGTATCACCTGATATTACTGATCGTGCAGATGAAAAGTCAACTACACCATACAGTGTGCCTGATGTACCAGATTTAGTATTGTCGCTAGTAATAAATGCTCCCGCAATAGTAGAGGTTGCATTTATAGAAAATGTTGCTTTGTTTGCTGTGTTGTCAATGCTTGCGCTTGAGACTGTGCCTAACGTAAGTGTTTGTCTTACGCCTTGACTGTAACTAACGTCTTCAGTCCAACCTGCGTGAGATGCCATAGTGTCAGCCGCAGATACAGACCCAGAACTTTTTAACCCTACATACCATGTAGTAATCTGTGTACCGCCATTAAATGTACTGGACAAAATATGATTAAGACCCTCAGTAACCACTAAGTTCTTTTTAGTTTCTCCCCATTTTAAATTTCCATTAGAATCAAAACAATTAATAGTCCATATATTTTTAATTGCAAGATTCATATCTGTATTATGATTCATTCGTAAGCCTCCATCGGCTTTAAATTTATTAGTCTGGGTAATCACTTTTAGTCCATACCGATGATGGGTCTGCTTGCTCTGTCCAGATAGATGTAGGATTTGAGACTGGTGTCCAGTTATCGTTAGGGTCTGCTACTGGATTCCATAAAAATGAATTACCGCTTTGATAACCCATTGTTACACTAATAACAGCATAACCTACCAGTGTATGGTCTGTGCCTAATATATAACTGGTATCTATTCCAAATGTTTCTGATTCTACTTTAGCGGGAGTATTCCAGTTAATACCTATGTTAGACCAATAGATAGGTGAACTGGCTTCAGCCCACGTTATAGGGGCTGTCATGGAGTCCCTGTTGCTGTGGTTACCCTCAAAGCGCTACCAGAGTGCCTGTCACGTTCGTCGGCATCCTGTATAGCATTGATAGCCATTTCAAACTGATTCTGCCATAGAGCAGTTCTGCCGTCGTTCATAATGAATGGTTCAGCCTCTAACAGAGAGCCATACAAGTAAACGTCCGGGGCGTTGGTGATCATCCAATTAGTTGTTGCAGAGTCCGACAGTGGCTCAAATTTCTCATAAAACAACATCTCTATTTCTTGTACGCTAGAGGGCTGTGGTCCTAGTTGCAACTCATTTGCAATAATAGTATAAAAGTTAGGAGTTCCTGATCCACTACCACCCCCGTATAATCTATCATATATCTCAGGAGTCACATACTGCATGGGAGTAACCGGATCAGTGTTCATCTGTAGATTACGCATCTGCAAGAATCTGGAAGGCAGGGCAAGTGATCGTTGACCTGCTACCGTGTTAGCCGTCTGCTTGCTTTCCATAGCCCGGATACGCAGCAACCTGTTATACCGGGCTTCAGCCAAAGCGATAAACTCAGGTATACGTGCAGTCAGATCGTCACGATCCATCCAGTTAGCCACAGCATTCTTCAATTCTGTATAGTTAGATATCGACATTCTTTACCCTTTTGTATGGCTTTGGTCGCTTAAGTCTACGCTGCCGATCCTTGTCCATGTTTTTCTTATCCAGACGCTTGCGCCTAGATTCTTTATTATTCATATTTAAACACTATAATATAGATTGGAACTTCGTTCCAATCTTAAATATAAAGTTTACGAAGTAAACTCTATATTTATGTTTAAACTAGTATCCCCCTCTAAAGGGGATACGTAGTTTAAACACTTAGGTTAACCTTAAGTCTTTGGTAATCCTTAGAACAACAAATCATATCCCTGTACTACATAGGGGATTTAGGGTTTTTCCCTTTAGATTCAGTTACTTACGGTTGCTCTACTCACTAAACTCTATTATTATAGGGTAAAAGTGGGTGGTTAAAATACCCCACCGGTAGGTGGATAGGATATATAATAAAAACGCTCCGCTCAAAAAGGGGTCCCCCTTATGATCATCAACGCAATCATTAGTTTTTTCTTATACCCCATTGGCCATAGGGTTATTGTTCAAATGGTTTGAGAGTGTGTGTGAATAGAGGCAAGGTACATCCTTATAAAAAATAATCTTACACTCCATACCCATACAATCCAAATGGTAATAGTTTATAGCCATACTATTTATAGGTTTATTATCTATAACCTTTATCATTCTACCTTTATAGATAGTAACGGTATATCTATCAGTTAACCTTATGGTTACCATAAACCAGGATTATGAGTTACAGTCTATAGATAGATAGTTAGTTAACTATAGCCTATCAATAGATAGAAACAAATCATTAGATAGTAGCAGTCAGATATGCTAGGGGCTTAGACTTTGATGGTCATTTATAAATTGGTACTAATAGAAAGGATACAGTAGCGTGGCTACTGATCCTAAACAGCACTAGCCAGACCATGGCTAGTGTCTGTCAGAAAGACTTTGATTTGATCAATTGGTAAAAGCAACAGCGCAACCAATGGAATGGGATAGCATTTATACCGCTGTAACTTATTGATATTAAAGGGAATAAAAAATAATTGAAAAAAGCGTTGACAGTAAAAACCCTAGGCCTCATAGTTCGGTTATCGGATGCAAGCACTGGTTCGGTCGACAATAATAGCAACGTCGTTAACTGGCTCATTATCAAGCGATCTGAGCATATCGTTAAACCGCTCAAGTTTGTAGGGTAGAATCTACGGTCTTAAAGACCCGTGAAAAACATCAGAAGTCTTGATGACACCATCGCTAGATTCTTTCCTGATTCTGATCGAAAGTCTATCGACCGTTATCCGCCTTAAGCACATCAAAACAGCATAGGTTGCGGTAGATTAAATTCCAGACCTGAACAAAGCGAAGTTTTACCACGGTGAAACAGCACGTATCGCAAATTTCAGGGTTTTTGATAGACGATTACATCATGGCGAAGTCGAAGCAAGGTAAAGCATAATACCGTGGTTTATGCGTGGCTTGCGCCCCTCCTGAGCATGAGGGAGAACAAAGGCTCACCTTTATGCAAGTTAAACAATTTCGCTTAACTTGTTTAAAGGTGAAAATTATGCGTTATTTAACGATACGGTGCATAACCGGCGAAGCGGTTAAACTTGATACTAACAAAAAGTTACAAGTTTACCGCAACTTGCATAAAAACTGTTATTCAGTACAACAATCTGGAAGGGTTGTGGCGCACGTTGAAAACATAACTTTGTGCTTCGCTGATTTTTTGGTTGCTAATGCAGGGCGTTTAAAGGTCTTAAAGACTGGCAAAAAGAACGTACACGCACGTGTAAGCGGTTATCTACGCCACCCGATGGCAAGCGGTAGACTGATTAGAGAGTCAAATAAAACTGGTGTTGCTAAGTACAACCCGTTCAAATTTGATTCTTTCGTTGACGCTAACAGTGAAGTCGGTTTAAAATCCGCTGATGTTGTGGAGTTAACGGATTACGATAACACTAAGCGGGCGTTAATCAAGTATCACTGCTAGTTTTACTGACCTAGGTAAGTCTTTAAAATGCCTACTTTTATGCAAGTCAATCAATTCCGGTTGACTTGTTTAAGGGTAAAATTATGAAACTTAAAAGTATTGCTTCTAATATGTCTGAGGTTGAAATTAACGGTAATTACATTTTGTTTTCGTATGAGACACCGGTCGCCGGTCGCAGTCCTTTCGAAGAAGGCGACGGCTTCTTTAAGACTTCGACTTACTACAGCCCCACGACTAGCCGACATATTAACAAATATTTTCGCAATGAATGGGACGTTGATTCAAAAACTGAAGTTCGGGAAGTATCGCAGGAGTTTATTAACGGACTGGTGGCATAAATGGATACCGAAAGCAAAATATTAAACTTCGCTTTGTGGCTACTTGTTGCATCACTGGCGACTGCAATGTTTGTACCTGTTATTTGGACTTTCTTTAAAACTTTAGGAGCAATTTAAAATGACTACACGACTGATGGCGCACAATGCGCAATTGAAAGATGATTTTGAAACGTCCTACGGATGGCTAGGCGCATCCAAAAAGGTCACAATCAAACGTGGAACCTTCGCATATCCTGCGAAAAATTTACCGCAGGGCGGTTATTGGTTACAGTTAGACTCATCATATCCGGATGAGGTGATATCATGGGGTCACCATTACGGCTTTCACGTAACCGATGACGCCATAACAACTGAGGAAATATAAAATGGATAAACATTTGAAAGATGTGCAGTCTCAATTGAGGCTGATTCATGAGATGACGCAGGATACGGAAAACTGGAGTAATCAGGATGAGGTGGATAAAGACGAATTAATGCTTCGCTCATTGATTGCTTTATCTGCACTGAATGAATACTTGCAGACTGAAGCCGTATTAAAGTATGCTAGGGATGGAATCCCTACCTTTGACTTGGACGATTAAATGAAAACAGTATTATCTTTTTACGATTATACCGGCGAAGCCCTGAAACCATGGGCTGAAGCCGGATATGAGTGCTTTGCTTATGACATTCAGCACGACGGATTCACGCCTACAGAATTGTTTGATTCTGGCGGGTGTATTCGTTACATGATGGCTGATCTGCACGACGAAATGACGTGGCAGAGACTGCTAAAACGTCACGCTGATGATGATATAGCGTTGGTGATGGGCTTTCCCGTTTGTACTGACTTAGCCGGTTCAGGCGCTTGTCATTGGGCGAAGAAGGCGGAAATTAATCCGAACTTTCAGATTGAAGCCGTCAACCATGCTAAACGCATCGCATTGTTTGCCGATGATTTGAACGTGCCGTGGATGGTAGAAAATCCAGTAGGCAGATTGTCAACCATGTGGCGCAAGCCTAACTTTTACTTTCAGCCGTGGCATTTTGGCGGTTATATAGATATGGATGAGGCTGAACACCCGCTGTACCCTTCGCACATCGCCCCTAGAGATGCTTACCCCAAAAAGACGGGTATCTGGTCTGGTGGTGGCTTTAAGGAGCCTAGCAAGCGACCAGTTTGTCCTGAAGTGGGATATAGCCGGCAACACTTAAAATTAGGTGGCAAGTCTGCCAAAACCAAGAACATCCGATCTGCAACCCCACGTGGATTTGCTAGAGCGGTGTTTAATACTAACCACGCATAAGATAAACTTATGCAAAACCAGGATTTGATAATGAAACCTAGATACCAATTTGCAGAGATACCAAACGACGATGAAGGTAAAGAACTTGTGCGACTCATGCGAAAGTACCTAAACAAAAATAGATATAAAATGATTGTGAAAGG